TTTAAAATGCATTACACGAGTAGCATGTGTCAATCTGCCTAATATAGTATATTTTTGGGGCTTGTAAAAATCATCTTTTAACGGGTTGAATGATTGCCAGTTAATCGCAGTATACCAATTTGGCTCAATGATAGTTAAATACTCAACGTCACCCTTACCTATTTGTAATTTATCAATCATGAGGGGTTTAGCTCGTTCTACCAGTCCATTAGCCTCGTTCTCGTCACCTTTTAATTTGTGGTATATCATACATCCACCGAATTGTAATGACCAGTGTATTGCTTGTTTGAATAACTCTTTTACTTTCTTTTCTTTAAACCATGTATTTAATTTTTTGATGTTATCTGTGTGGTCAGTTTCGCCTGTGGATACTATTTTTATCCATTTTCCGATAACTTCATGTGACCTAATTTGACAAATATTGGAAATAATAGGGTTCTGGGCGATAAGAGATAGTTCACCATACCCAACAAAAAAGTTATTAATAACCAATGAGTTAAGGTTGTTGAAATAATTAGATGGGGGTAAAGTCATTGGAGAATTGAGATAAGGGTTGTAAGTTGTCACGCTGTCATTAAATGTATAACGTTCGTCTTTCAACATCGCATTATCATATATGATACTAGCTTTAACTTGCTTAATAGCAAAGCTACTACCGTTCTGCACAATGTCCAAAGCGTAAGGCTCACGAAAGTGATTTTTAATACTTCCAACTAACCCCGTTTGATTATCTTGCTTTTTATACGCATTAGCCCCATCTGCGACTGCTTTCCAGAATAATGTTTTATCAATAGTTTTTGGTTTATTGTCTATTTTTACATCTTGCGTTTTAATTTGTTGTTTGGCTTTACGTGCCATAACCCACACTCCTTAAATAATTTTGCATTCCTTGATTGCTAATACTTTGATTTGTTTTTACAAAACACATCATAACGGCATCGGCTAAATTCGGGGATTTAGCCCCATTTGGTTTTTTTTCTATCAATATTTTACCGGCATTATTAATACTGTATGTCGGTTGACTTAATTCACTAATTAATTGTAAATAATTTGGACATTTAGACGATATAGAGATTATATCATCTTTATCACATACAATACCTTTTTTAATATAATTGTGAGTTTTTTCAAATCTTATTCTTAATGACCACCACGCTTGTGCTTTTAAATTGTAAAACAAATCTTTATTCTTACGTCCTTTAACTAATTCTTGTTCTGGGTCATAAACTGACGCACTGCCTTGGAATTTATTAACTGCTATCATGTAAGTTGTATTGTAACGTTTAGAGTTAATTATTCGAGCAAATCCTCTAACTCCACTACCTAACCCGTCTGCGTCATAATCTAATATTTTATACCCCATTCTATCACAAACAGCAAAAGCTTGTTCAGTGGTATAGCCTACATCGCTATCTTTACCGCTCCAACTTTCTAAATGTTCAATTAATATACCATGTCTTCCACACACAGCATTAAAATCTTGTCCTTCATCTGCCACATCTAAAGCCCCTTTTTTGATTCCCATTGGTTCAATTTTTAATTTAATGTGAGCATCTATTGCAGAATTAATCCATTGCGACGGAATTACTACTCCTTCTATTGAAGCTGAATAATCAATGTCTATTTCTTGAGCAATAATAATTGGATTATTTAAGTTTTCTATTTGTTTTTGGTACCAAGATTCATCTTTCCGCGGGTCATCTCGCCAATGAAAAGTGAAAACATCTATTTTACCACTATGTCTTTTTTCTGCAAAAGAATTAGCTAAACCATTTGGCGTCGATACATCAATTCTACAATTAGTCGTTTGGGACAAAGATGCATCTACAATTTTAGGACGCTCCAAAAACGCCGCTTCGTCAACAAAATACATACTAGACCTCCCTCCACGTCCGATACCATCGCCACATTCTCCGGTCATAATAGAATTTGTTTTAGGAAATTTTATTCTCATAAAAGGGGCATCTTTTTTAATATCCCAACCGTTTAAAAATTCTGTTGGAATAAGGGATAAAAACATTCTAGCTTTTTGAAGTAAACTATCAGGATTGCCAATTTTATCAACTGCAGATTCTTTTCTGCTACCAAATCCAATTGCTAAATCATCATAAAATAAACATAATGTACATGCTAAAGCTATCGACAACCAAGACAATCCTCCATCTCGTGATTTTTCAGTAATTGATGGTTTTTGGTTTCGCCAATGTTCAACAATAAAATTTATCCATTCTTTTTGTTTTTCGAATAAAATAAAAGGTACAACTGAAGGCAAATTTTTTTCTGGATTTCTGGGATCGAACGTACAACCCCAATCTGTGATAAATTGTGCTGGATTTTCTTTATAATATTGTTTCAAAGACGTCAAAATATGAGGATTTTGTCTTATATTAGCAAGTCTTTTAATTCTGACATCAAAAATTGCTAAATAATCAGGGTTTTTAAAGTTAAAACTATTTTCTAATCTATTCATTATGAAGTTTTTATAAAATCTTGATAATCTCGAGAAGCTTCAACGACATCAGCACTAAGTCTAATGTTAGAAATATCACTACTATTATTATTTATATTATTTTGAATTGCAACTTGTGCCGTAGTCATGCCCAAAGCTTTATTATTTTCGGTGAAAAATGGAGCTAAATCATTAACAAACCGAGTTGTGCGTTCATATTTTTGACCTTCGCCACTAATTGACGACGTGTACAAACCGTCTTTGTGTAATTCTAATATTTCACCAACTTGAGTTATAGATTTTTCTATTACTTTAGCAAATTTTTGTTGTATTGTCATTAATTGAGCTTTGTACAATGCCATTATTGCGACGTCTTTATTTGATTGATCGATTTGCGAAGGTAATAGTTGATTATTTATTTCTTCTCTTAATTCTTTAATTTTGGGATACTCTTCTAAATGATCTTCAATCATTTCAGTAGTTGCTGTTGCCAATTCATCATATTTTTTAATAAATGATTTGTGTTCTCCCCAATTTTTTTGTTTAGCTTTTCTAACAATTTGCGTGTGACATATTTTATATTTTTCGGACATCTCTTTGAGTGGAATGCCGTTTATATAATCAAAACGTATTGCGTCCCAATCATTTCGAGGTTTAGTTGTTTTATTCATAATTCCTCATTGACAAGTTTTGTGACAAGTTTTATTGTATTTTATCATTTTGTGACAAGTTTTGTCAAATCTTGGTAGCAAGTCACTTCACACCATAAAATAATTTATATTACAAATTAGAATTAATATCAATTACCTTTTACTAGACTAGAGCAATGCAAAGGGCAATAGTTCCCCATAGCCAATAAGTAATAATTTTATTAGCATGAGGACATTATTTATCACCTATATACTGAGCTGTCGCTTAGCTTTAGGGTTATACACAATATTAGCATTTGTATAATTAAGGCACTTTCAGTTATCTAACACTGATAGCAGAGTTGCCTTACCACTTCGTTTTATATTAATTGTTGACTCAATACACTATATAAGTATAATTCATGTATTTTTTAACTAATATTAATATAACGTCAGTGAGTTCCACTCTTTTGTCTAAATTGCCAACCTGTCGACTTTAAGTTATAGTCCCGCGGGTTTCCCTCTCACCTATAACCGATTATGATAGCTTTTGATTGATAATGTATCACTTCCCAACTTAATAAGTTGTGTTATTACCGAACTTTATGGCATCTACAAAACAAAAAAGCCCCAATTGATGAACCTGCTTGCCTCTAAAATAACGTACGCATATTTTCATATACATAAATTACCAAGCAAGTAGCATCAATTAGAGCTTCTAACGAGATAATTCACTATATATTTAGAGGGTATACAATCAATTATCACACACCAATATTATACTATACTTTTAATACGATATGTAATTATTTTTAACCCGTGCATTTTTTGCACATGTTGATTTTTTACTCATTTTTTAACAAATTTATTCAAAAAATATCACTCAACCGAGAATTTTTTAACTTTTTTATAAAATATTTATCTCATGTACGCATTGGTACATATAC